ATCATATGCACCAGCAGTCGGTATACCAGCTTGTATATCACTTCCACTTATTCTTAATTGCTTTGAATATATTTTCGCCATTATTTGAATTTACTCCATATATTTACTATTTATAAATATATTATTATTTAATATTAACAACTAATCTATTATAGTATTTTGTCCACCTAAATTTGCATCGTAAATAATAGTAGTTCTTGATCCTAATCTTCCACTGCTAAAAAGTGTTGTATTAGGATATCCCGGCCAAGAAGGCTGAGCTGTCCATTCAATATAAAGTTCTGCTGAATGTCCTCCACTTTCCGAATAATCTTCAAAAGCCACATAATAATCATCCGATGTTTCAGTAGATATTAATGCAATATTTATCCACTCTCCAGAACCTGGAGCCAGTGTCAAAATATCAGCACTTAAATCTGTAGCATAAGTCTCTCCCTCACCAAAAAAGAACTCTATCGCACCAAAAGTCTTATCTCCAATAGCTCTTGCATCTATCCATGATGCTGAACTTGGTAAATTGTCACTTGACCATCGTACTGCTGTAGAATCTTGAACTCTTGGAGCAGAACAAGTTATAGTAGTGCTTTCATTATAATAAAACGCATAAGTTCTAAACCAAGCAGCGTCAATACTTGCCACATTACTTAAATCATCTGCCGTTTGAAATGACCAACCTGGATGAAGCAATATAGTGCTAATATTTCCAACATAATCACCATATCCTGAACCAGCATCAAGTTCAGTCCACCAATCAACACCAACCTGTTCAAATCCATCATTTATAGTAGCACCAATAGCAGTTGACCAATCAGGGTCAAACCTTAAATCTCCATCAGCCATTGTTAAAAGTTCATCAACCCTGATTCCAACAAGAAGATAATAGTTCCCATCTGGATCTTTCCAAATTCTTTTACGCAAAACTTTTATATTATCAAAGTCTCTATTTCCATCTACAACTACACGACTAACGGGCATAAATCCAAGTAATCTATCTAAATTATCTTTTATTTCTATTCGCCCGTCACTGTCATCAAAGTCGCCATCTATATTTTGAACTATTCCATTCTTTACCCATTTTGGAATATCACTTGGATCAATCTGAAATACAAAACCAAAATAAGTTTCTGCGACTGGAGTAAGCGGTGAATGGTTAGTAGCAATCCAAGTCCTTGCTTCTTGATTTACAATAATATCTTCCTTTAATTGATCACCACTTACACGCCATTGAATATCTAATTTTCCACCACCCGGAGTAGTCCATATATTTTCCCAAATAGCTTTTGACGATATTTTTACTTCATCATTATTTGGCCCAATATATATTGATTGTGTTTCTTGTGATAAATCCACCCTATCATATGTTGGCGAACCACCAACATCATCCCAGGTTCTTGTAGGATAATGTAAATATCCAACACGAACTAGTCTGGATTGTAACCAATGCTCTCCCTGTCGCCCACCAAATCCAACCCAACCATCTGTGGACTTTCCTTCAGGAATACCGAGTGCGTAATGCCAACCATTTTGAATAACTCGCCAACCATCTAATGCAGGAACATCTATTCTCTGTGGCGACATATCAATTTCAGTATCAAATATACCAGAATCTATTGTTCCTTCATGATGAAGTGGTGTTATTATTGAATGAAATATATGTTTATTACTATCAATATATGTTCTACTATTTTTTAAACGTTTATTTATTTGTTCTACAAATGCCATAACTTACTCCATCTATTCAAATTTACCCACATTATTTTAGCCATTACTTTTCAAATGCCCTTTTCTTGTTGTGTACCCAATAATCTTGTTGGTAAATATAGTCCATTGATTTGTGTATTTCCAATCCATATTCTGGCTCTTTTCCCGGTGTACCACCACGAAATAAACCTTTATTATCTCTATCTATATCATTTTCTTCGACGGTAATTAAATCCCTCAATTTAATCCAACCTTGTAAATTGTAATCTTTCATAGAATCAATACGCCATTGTTCCCATTTTTTATCAATCTTAATGTTTAGCGCTTGTGACCAAGCAAATGAACCGGCTTCTGCACCAACTGCATGAGTTATTTCCTTTAATATATCTTTTAACTTAATCATTAGTTAAATTTTCCCCAGGTTACAATCTCATCTTCAGATGCTAACGCATATCCTAAGCTACCGGTGTTAGCTGTTACAACAAAATTACTTCCACTTTGTTGTATTGTAAACGCATCATGTTCCATATATTGACCATTTACAAATACTAGAAAATCATCTTCATCTGTCGCAGATAATGTTGATCCCGCCGGCATACTACTTGGAACTGACGCAGTATAAACATTTGGATAAGTTACTATTGAATTTCCCGCACTTGAACTAACCACCGACGCACTAACAGTCGTAAAAGTTGAATATACTGCTAATTTATCTAAATAATTTACTTGACCTTGAAATTTCGCAATTTCAGCTTTCACATAATCCATTATTGTTTGATTTCCACTTATAGCTGGTTGTTTTCTTGTTGAAATAATAATCTTTTCACAAAATGGATCTGGTTGTACAACACTTAATACATCTACTTCAGTTTCATTTTCTAATATAATTTGTTGTTTTGTATATTCTTTTTGTGTCGTTAATAAGTTAGCCACCACCTCTGGCATTAAAAACGCTCGTATCTCTAACGTAAAATTACTTCGCACCACTCTACCTTTATCCAACTCAACAATCATATCAATACTATCTATTTTCGCCTTAAACTTAAATTTTTTATCATCGCCCCAATAATCGCCTTCAGCATATTGTACTTGCTCAACTATATTGTTCATTTGAGTTATAAATGAAGTCCAAATTACACATTCATATGTAACTATTATATAATCAGGAACAACAACACTATATATTTCATATGTTGGCTTCATATTATTTTTTAAAGAAAATCGATCATATTTATTGTGTTCATTTGAATATTTTCTAGGAAATTGATATACTATGTTTCTATCAATCTTATCAACAGGCATACTAGGATCGCGAGATATATTTGTTCTTCTAAACATAATAACTGGCGAAATTATTTTACCTTTTCTATCTCTTATATATCCATCTTTTTGTGACGACTTCCATAATTCAGGATCACCATACTTCACTGGTACATTAATAATTTGTTCGTTTTCTGTAACTGTTGGCTTTATTACATTGTTGAAATAAAAAAGTATCGCTTCATCAATATCTTGAAGCGTAATAGACATATTTTTAAATGTATCATCGCTACGTTTTATTTGTTCTTCACGTTTTTCCCGAGCTGGTTTCCCCGAAAATCGCAGTGTTCCGTCAAAATTTTCTCTTCGTGACCTTGGCAGCGGTTTTTGTCGTTTAGGTATTGTACTTATAGTCATTTAATTTCTTCTCCACTATATTCTTTCATTCTCACCACCCACTCTTACATTTTCAATTTGTAATTTGTCACGTTGAGTCATTACAGCAGTAGCAACAATAGAAAAATTCTTGTATGTTTGCCCACCTATTAGTTGATTTTCGACTACCGTATTGATTTCATAGTATGCCTCATTAAATTCTGCTATGTCGCCCACCTCTGGATAAAATCCCCTGTCCGCAATCATTTCTCTATGAAAGGCTAATGTTATCGTTTGATTAACAACAGGCCCGAATCCTTCACTTGAATCGGTTACTTGATCTTCACGGGAAATTAAACAACCAATTTGTATACCTTTAGTATATGTTTTCGCTGTTGATTCTCCGTATATATTGTCTTCTGTTTCTGTACTAATTTTATATATTATAACGGGAGTTTGTATAATCCTATTAAGCAATTCGTTATTCAACGAATTGAAGTATTTAATATCCCTTCTTCGATTAAATAATGGTTGTAGCATTCTAATCTCCCTTTAATTTATGCAACGTATATACCGAACACAGGCGGAACGTTTTTAAGACTACTAATCATTGCTTGTTCTTGTGCGGTTTTCTTCTCCCACTGTTGTTGCATACTCGCAGCTTCTAATGTTTCTCGTAATTCAGTTATTAATCGATCTTTTTCAGTAGACGCTTCAGTTCTAAGTATGTCGCCATCCAAATTTACTTCAGCATTTGGAATAGGTATTTGTTGATACTTACCACGTACATTTCCAAGTGTTTCTTTAGCACAAGCAAGTCCATATTTTCTTATCCAATGTAAACCAGGTTGATTTATACTACTATATGATATATCTTGATAACCAATATTAGAAAAGTCGCCTTGTGTTTGTGACCCAGTTGATTGTGAATATTCTTCATATGTCGAACCACTTGGCACCATAAGAGCAGCCTTATCTCTATCCGATACTAAAATATACTCAAACCAAAGATTAAATGTTGATGTTGGTCTTGGAAAAATAGTAAGTTGATTGTTGATTATTTCAAATGTGTATGCAGACCTTCTTATCTGATCATTCAATTCAACTGATTGTACTCTCAATAAATCTTCATAAATAGGAAATAATACATACTCAATCGCCGGTTGCCAACCACCCCAACCAAATTCGTCCATAAGATTGTTTCTCGCTAAACCACTCTCTACAAATGGATCGTAATAACGAGAAATGGCTGGACGACCTTCATGATATATCTTTTTAATTTCAATTATACTACCACTTACATTGTCGGCAGCCCATTGATTTAAATCATATTTTTGACCAGCCGCTTGCGTTACCTCAACACTTCCACGTCTCCAAGTTACATTTCCACCCGCTCCCGCTTCTGCTCCATATTCTTTCGCTAATCGAATGACTTGATTTAATCCAGTGCCTTGTATTGTCTTTTGTGTAAGATTTATATTTGAATCTAATCCCTGAGCAGCCAATCTATTCTCTCGTATATTGAACTGATTTACCTGATTTGCAAAATCACTCACAGCTTCCTCAAAACATGCGTAAAAATCATAATCAACTAACTCGATTTCTACCACAGGATAACCAAATCTGCGAGCACACCACTTAGCAAAGTTTGGTGCGTCTTTCACAAATTGTGAATCGTTATCATATAGACCAAATGGTGTACTTCCTGAAACTGCTCCAGGAGTATCTTCCCATACAGGTGCTTGTTCAAATACTGCCATATCCCTTCTCCTATAATAAATGTACCTTATCACATATAAATATAAAGAAATAGGAAAATTGGAAATAAAAAAACCCGAACCAATAGCTGATTCGGGCTTAATACAAAAATTTCTAACTTTATATATTTATTTAAAAGGAAGGAATGTTATATGTCTTATATCTATTTGATAAAAAGTGAAGTGGACGAAACTATATTGTATAAAATAGGTTTCTCAAAAAATCCAAAACAAAGACTAAAAGAATTAAAAATAGGTAATCCCAATCTTGAAATTGTCGCCACTTGGGCGACTAAACATAATCACAAATTAGAATCAACCCTACATAATAACTATAAACATAAAAATATAAACGGGGAATGGTTTTCACTATCATCAGATGAAGCCGAATCGTTTTTAGAAAAATGTGAACAAATAGAACAAAATCTTGACTATCTTAAAAAATCAAATAACCCCTTTATAAAATAAAAAACCCGATCATCACTGACCGGGTTTAACAAAAAAGAACAAACTAACTTATGTTATTACTTTAACATTCGTCGCTTGTAAACCTTTTGCACCTTTTTCAACATCAAATTCAACTTTATTACCTTCATCTAATGATCTGTATCCATCACCAACAATATTATTGTAATGAACAAACACATCCTCGCCAACTTCACGAGAGATAAATCCGAATCCTTTGGAACTGTTGAACCATTTTACTGTTCCAGTTTCCATACTTCTACCTCAATTACTCTTTGTTTCTGTTAATTAAAAAAACTCGACCGATAAGGCCGAGTTTACGTGAGTCTTTCTCTCACACTCTCATGGCTTTTCTCCTTTTACGTTGAATTCCACAGCTTACCTTACATTCTAATATACTTATAAATATTATACTACTGAAAAATTAAAAAGTTCCATTTAAACCATTATTATATCAGTAAGACGACCATTCCATATTATTAGCCAACTCAAGGTTTTTCTTTGCAAGAATATCCTTTTCTTCATTAGTAAGACAACCAAAACAAATATCATCTGGTTTCCCAAATACGAATAAATTAATTTCTTCGCCACATATTTTACATTTTTTCCTCATTATAACTCCTTTATTTAACTAATTTCGCATGATAAAGCAGACGTGTAAATTGTGTATTTGATTTTTTCGAAGCAACAACTTTAAAATAACTTATAGCTTTTTGACCTTCGAGCAATTTACCATCATTAAACATAATATACGCATTATCTATTCTGCCGTGACCACAACACGCAAATTTTACGCCATCCAAAGTTCCTAAACATGCGTCATATCCCTTAAATGTAGGAAATTTGTTACATTTTATACAAGGGCGATTATCCTTACACGGCTCATATGTGTCAGCATAAACAAAATTTCCGTTTTGTGTTTCACCCGCTAAATGTCCTCTAACATATTCAAAAACATCTAACTCCATTATTTTAAATCCCCTATCTTACATCCCCAATAGTATTTGATTTTAGCATATATTGTTGTTGCCGTTGTATTGAAATATTTAGCAATTTGTACTCCATCAAAATCTTGTTTTATTAATTTTAATAACTCGTCTTTATCAATATGAGTGTATCTGGGATGCTCCTCATAAGGTAATGACTTTCCGTAAAATGGATTTTTTTCACCCATACGATCTTCAGAAAGTTTCTTATTTCTTTCATTCCAAAATTTTTCGCCTTCTTCTTTACCATTTCGTTCAATAAACCAATCTAATGTATAACGACCTATTGCTCGTTGTTTCATTTTTTTAATTTCTTCATCACTATGTTTTCTATTAAACATATAATTATCCTTTCCTTTAAAAGACATTTTTTCTAATGATTCTTTTGTCCAACAATTAGAATAATCTCCACCAGTACCACCAGTTACCATATTATAATAATTTCGCGAATTAACCGCATTAAAATAATCAATCCAATATATTTCTCGTTCATCTAAATGTTGTTCATTTTTACATTCTTCAATAATGGTTTTTTTAAAATTTTTACGACCATATTTTTTCATCGCCCGTAAAAGAGCTTTACCAGAACCCAAATAACCTGGATCATTGTTTTTATCTTTACCGATATATTTCTTTCCATTTATTGTATTTGTTATCTCATAAACAACCATAAAATTCTCCTTTATTATTATACTACATATAACTATAAAAGTTCCAAAATTTTATGGAAAGTTTCATATTTTGGAATAAAAAAACCCGACTACCTTTTGAGTAGTCGGGTATTTTCTTTAGAGTTAATAGTCAATAGTTAATTTTTTATTCTCAATTCTAATCTAAGAGTTTAAATTAAACAGAAAAAATATGTCCTACATAGATCTTCGCGTAAAATTCTGGGCGAACTATCTTCTTGGCATATCTTGTCATAACCCCTCTTCGAGGAGTAAAATTGTCCGGATCATAAATCAATGGCGTCATAATAAGCGGAATATATGGTGAATACACAGCACCAGTCTCCAAGAAATTACTACCTCTAAATCCTACCAAAGCGATATTTTCAGTTAAGTAAGGGTTCTTGTAAACCGTGAAGCGTGAGTTCAACATACCAACTTTTTGAACACCCATTGCGAATGATTGTTGGTTACCGTCAGTATCAGCAGCGTATCCAGGAATACTTTCAATAATCGTAGCAACGTCAGGACTTACAACGATGAAGTTAGCTCCACCGCGAAGTGTTAATTGGTGAATTCTATTGGAAACTTTTTGAATCTTATTTCCAAGAGTTTGATACCATTCATTCTTTGTACCCGTGTGAGAACCAGCATCGTAGAATGCTGATTTAGCGTTATTAATTTCATATCCAGGTAATGCTGACCAGTAATCTATTGTAACAGCGTTACTAATAAGCATATCAAGAATTTCCAAGTCAATTTCCATTCCGATGTACTCACTCAATAGAGCAGTAAGTTCAGCTTCAGCATCAATAGAGTGATAAGCGTTCAAATCTTGAGCAAGCTCAGGAGTCCAAACGGCTTTCAATTTACGAGTTTTAGCGACAATCGGCTCTTGAGAAACAGAGATGTCGATTTCAGGAATATCAAGATTTCTCGCACTACCAGACTCAGAAGCATCTTCAAAATCACCACGAGTTGCAGCAGTTGGTTGTTTGTGATATTTAACCGCATAAGTTGTAGAAGCCAGACCCATTGTATCAAAAATATTAATTCTGGTACTACCAGATACGATAAATACCATATTAGCACCAGCAACATGTTGATATTCATTCAATGATTGTGAAATTCCACCATTAGCCGGCCCACCTGAAAGTTCAAAAGCACGAACACCTTCAACATCAGGATTAGTCATAGAACCAGTATTCCAATACAGTTTCGTCAGTTTACCAGCAGACAAAGAAGCACTTACATGACCATCAGTAAAGTGAATATCACCCCAAGCAACAGTTCCAGTTGAAAAAGTATTACCAGTAGGAGTTGAACCGGTTGCGGAAACACCACCAACAGTAACATCATTGATAGAATAACCAAAACGACCAGCACCATAAA